ATTTCTAATGATATACTTGACCAGCCCTGCCTCGGAAAAAGCTTTCTCCCAGAAGCGCATAATCTCATACTCACTATTATACTCTTGTTTAATGTCATGCGCCTCCTGAATTTTCTCTTTTGTTTCTGTTTTTAAATCCTCAAAAGTCTCAGTCTCTTTTTTAAGTTGGTTGTACTCAATGATTTTGTGGTATTCGGTGGATGTTATGGGCAGTTCTTTTTGCTTAGATATGCACTCATCTCTGTGTTCTTCACATGCGGTCATCAGATCTAGCTGCTCCTGGATCTCTACTTGAATTCTTTTAGGATGGTAGGGAGTAGTGATAGGCTGACCACACTTGTCACAGGGCTCTGACTCAGCGGGATTCTTGAGTCTCTTGTTAAGAGCAAGTATCTTCTTATCCACCTCCTTCATCTTGGTGCGGATGCTAACCTTAGTTCTCTCTAATGCTGCGTTGTCTCTCTCTGTACTAACCACCTCGTCTAATGACAGGGCTAAGGTTGCTTCATCATACTTCCCTTCCACAGCCTCTTTTAACTTAGATAATGACAGTAGCTTCTTATCAAAGCTGTCTAAGCTCTTCTGATGTTCAGCTATGATCGCTGTCTGCTTTTTGATTGTTTGTGAGGCTTTGGACTTCAGTTGTTTCACAGAATCTCTTAGCTCGAACACGCTATCCATGTTCAGGAAATTCTTGATGATGGTCCTCTTATCTTCAGGTGTCGCGCTGATGAACTCAATGTTGTTCTGCTGTCCGAAGACAGTCGATGCCAAGAAGACTTTGTAGTTGGTCTTGAGATGCTCCTCAATCGCTTTCTGTGTGGCTAAAGCATTGTCTTGAGTCCTTTCCTCACCTCCCACGAAAAACTTCAGGTAGGTCGGCTTCTTGCCTCTCTCGATGACCACATCCTTATCCACCGTTATTCTGACAGAGCAAGCTTTCTTTGAGTACAGATTGATTAAAGCCTCTTCGGTAGATTTCCTGATGGTCTTTCCAAACAGACCCCAAACTACAGACTCAATCACGGCACTCTTACCAGCACCGTTGGACCCTCCTGTGTCTTTGTTCTTGCCCTTTACTAGGACTATGCCTTTGAACTTATCAAAATTTATTGTCGCATCTTTTATAGAATAAAAATTACTTACTTCTACTTTGTTGATTTTCATGAATTAGATTTAAACCATTTAGCAATTCATCCTTACCAATCGTTGTGTTGCTGGCATTGATGTAATCTTCTATGAGTGAGTCGTTGATCTCTGTTACAGGGTTGATCGTTTGAATCTCCTGCGTATCATACTTCTCGTTTATTAGTGGCGTGTACTTTACTTCTACCGACAAAACATTCAGTTGGTCCATCAGTTCTGCGATACTGTCTTGATCCTTATCTACCGTAGAGATATTAATCCTGAGTTGGGTGGTGTAGTTCTCATCGTTGATCCAGTCCAGGTTCTCCTCCACCGCATCGTAATCTAAAACCAAGTGCCTAGGACCAAATGTAATGGGGTATGTCTCTAGCTCTCCCTTCTTGCTGATGGTAGCATAAAAGTTCTCCTTTAAGTGTTCGGAGAAGTTGGTGGTGTAGGGAGTGCCGAGAAGCGTGACAACTTCTCCCCTACTGTGTCTGTGAATATGCCCAAGAATAGTAGGGTTACGAAAATCGTCAAGAGCAAGAGAGAAATCATTGTCCCCAGCAGAATTAAGGGAACCGCAATAACCAAAGTGGCCGAATACAGTATAGCCTGTAGGAACATTAGCGATATCTTCTTTAATACGTTCTTCATCTTCGTAGTGAGGTATGAAAGCCATCTTGTAGCGATGGTCATAAAAAGTCTGGGTGATAACACGCACATAGTTGTGCCTGTTCTTAGGGTGCGGCAGCAAATCTTGACATGGATTCTTTTCAAACAAGCTAAGAGCGGTCACTCCATCATCAGACTTGTTCTCGCTGTCATGGTTCCCTCTTATAATAGTCACCATAGCCCGTGAAGATGCGTACTCAATCACCTCTTTAAGAGCGAGTAGCACACTAGGGTAGGGTTTCCTGTGCATCATCAAGTCTCCCAAAAAGATGATATGATCCGCTTTGGGATTAAGATCAATGATATCTTTTACACATTTCTTCTGTGCATCTAGTAAGCCGAAGGGCTTGTTGTCGAAGTGTAAGTCTCCGATGATTAAAGTTTTTACCATTTTTTAATAGGACATTTAGAGGTTTTAAGTTTGGTTTTAAGAGGCATATAGCATCCGCATTTTATACAGCGTTTACTATCCACTAAATAATATTTACAGGCAAAGCAGATACTCAGCCTGTAAATGGATCGAGGTGAAAACTTACACCCTTCCCGTATCCAACGAGCTATTTCTTTACAAAATCTGATAAACATATTCACAGTATAGGTAGCCCTGCATCGAACTCAATTATCTTTCCATCTCCAAAAGAGCTACCCACCTCTGCGTCAATGGCAAGCGGCACATCGAAATGTATATTAAAAACATTCTTGATGGTAGGATAGTTAACCATCTCATCATAGAGGATGGTGAGTGTGTCCTTTACTTCTTCCTTGGGACAAGTAATCTCAATGGAGTCATGGACAGTAGCGACAGGGCGAGCAGTCAGTCCCGCTTCTTTAAATCTTCTAGAAGCTCCGAGCAGCGAACACAGTAGGATATCTGATGC